GGCCAGGTCGAGGTAGCCAAGCCTGGTATGGCGCAGGTTTGCTAAACCTGTGTCCCTTCGGGACTCGAGGGTTCGAATCCCTCCCTCGGCGCTCATTTACTTGTAAAGCTTAAATAGTAGAAGGTCCATTTTATTTCTTGGTGGGCAAAGTGGTTAAGCCTGACAAGTCTCGTTATGTGTATCTCTACTTACCTTCCGCCGAGGACAAAAAGCGTTGGGAAAAATTGGCCTCCGAAGCTAAAGTTCCCCTCTCGAAGTTCGTTATTGAGATCGTGGAGAATGCCCTGATGGAGGAGTCGGAGTTCAAGCCTCGGGCCGAGATGGTAAAGGAGCTGGGAAGTCTCAGAGACGAGGTAAGGAAGCTCCGCGACGACCTCAAGCTCAAGAACATCGTCATCGATAAATACGAATCCGAGCTGAAGCGTTATCGAAGCGCAACTTTCCTTGAGGGTGGTTTTGAGGGGGCCCGTGGGTACAACCAGGAACTCGTCGAGCTGTTGAAGCGAAAGACCGTTATCGATAGCTACAGGATACTTGAAGAGCTAGGGATTGATCCCCGTGAAGCCGATCTTGTTAAAGCGGTCTCCTCTCAGCTTGACAACTTGGAGGGCTACGGGCTTGTGGAGTCCACCCCACGGGGCTGGAGGTGGAAAGGATGATCGAGGCCGCCGATAAGCCGTCTGCTGACAGGATAATCGACAGGTTTGAAAAGGACTGCCTAATCCGGGGAATGTCTCCGCTGTCGGTCAAGAGCTACGTCTACAACGTGCGAAAGTTCCGCGAATATCTCGATCAGCATATGGTCAATCTCCTGGATGTGGATAAGGACATCCTGCGAGACTACCTGGAATACCTGAGATATGATCGGAGCTTGAACCAGAAGACGGTGGAGAACAACTTCACCACTCTATCCAGCTTTTATGAGTATCTCGCCTACGAAGGGCGCCTTGATATGAACCCCGTCCTGCAGGTCCGGAAACGATACCTTCGGCGCTATAAGGACAACGACGACGGCCAGACCCGCCAGCTCATCTCTGTGGAGGAGATGACCCGCCTCATCAATTCAACCCTCGATGCAAGAGACAAGGCGATCATCACCCTCTTCGCGAAGACGGGGATAAGGCGGAAGGAACTCATCGCCCTGGACGTCGACGATATCGACTGGGTGGAGCAAAGCATCAGGCTCAAGCCCACAGCGAAAAGGACCAACCGGACGGTATTTTTCGACGACGAGACATCTTTCATTTTGCGGCGGTGGCTCCGGGTCAGAGAGTCGCGAAATAAGGACGGCTCGAAGGCCCTCTTCATAAACAACCGTGGCGAGAGGATACAGCGGAGTGGAGTAAGCCGGATGGTCGAAAAGGTAGCGACCCAAATTGGTCTGCATGATCCCACCTCCGACAAGATGGAGGATCACTTCTCGCCTCACTGTTGCCGCCACTGGTTTACGACCCACCTCCGACGGGCCGGTATGCCCCGAGAGTTCATCCAGGAGCTGAGGGGCGACGCCCGGAAAGAGGCCATCGACATCTACGATCACATCGACCGCAAAGAGCTTCGCGAAAGCTATCTCGCCCACATACCGCAACTGGGGATATAGGGTGATCATAGGCTGATCATAGGCTGATCCTTACCCTATATCACAAGTTTAGGGATCCACCACGGCGGGGCGTCATCTACACTGAGGCGAAGCTTGCCAGATCGGTGACTTCTTATGTAACCAACGAGCCCCTTATGGGTGGGGTCAGGTTACATAAGAAAATCAGCCGTGGGAAGAGAGCGGTTCATCGTAGGGCGGTAAGACCGAAAGATTATCATGCGTGGCGGCTATATCATTGTTCTAGAGGTGGAGATAATGGCAAAAGAGGACCCGTCGGAAACCTGCATGGCGAGAGTAAAGGAGATTTTAACCAGTGATGAATCTGTCTTATTCTCGGTCGTCCAAATGCCGATAGCGGGACTCAAACCGGATACAGTGGTTCTGACCAATAAACGTTTTATTATCTATCATCCTGGATTATTAGGGGCAAAGTTCGAGGATTTCCTTTGGCGTGACCTTGTTGATGTTAAATTGAGCGAGAGTTTTATGGGCTCCAAGATGACCTTTGAAATCAAAGGATTGAAGATCTCAGTTGATAAGTTGCCCAAATCTGAGGCACGCAAAGCTTACTCAATTGCTCAAGATAGGGAACAAGAAGCAATTGAGATTAGACGGCAACGGCAAATGCAAGAAGATTCTGCCAAGGCCGGGCATATAGTAGTTGGAAACGTTGGAACTCCAGCAGCAACAACCTCTGCGGCAACAGCGAATGATCCTATGGCGACGCTCACAAAACTTAAGAATTTACTTGACGCTGGTCTCATTACACAAGAGGAATTCGATAAAAAGAAGGCCGAAATATTGGAATCCCTATGAAAAACGATGTCTGAAGGGTCGCAGCAGCGCAAAGATACCCTCAATATATTTTGAAATATAGAAAATCTGGTTTCCTTCGCGAATAGCTGGCCGGGCTGTCACTCCTCCGAGACGTCAGAGATAGTTTCCTCCTTCTTTGCCTTTTTGATTTTCTCCATGAAGCCCGGTATAACGGCGACCAAGCCCTCCTTCTCGGCGCGGTCCACCATCGGCCCCCAGTACTCCCGCGGTCTGAATTCGTTCGTCGTCACGCGGGCGGTGGTGAATTGCTCAAGGCGTCTAATACGCTTTTGTAGGTGATCGTTCCTGGCGATATCTGCATCAGAGGCTGGAAGGATTGATTGATATCTGCCGACAGGACCGCCACCACGAGGGGCGACCTGAAAGCCCTTAAAGCGGTGAGGGGTCCCGTCCTGATCCGGAACGATGGGCGCGTAATCGAGAGCCGATAACATCTTTTCCAAAAGATTAAAAACCGGATCAATATGCTCTTCTTTAACGGATTTTTGGTGATAATTGAAAGGGATGGTATCTAGTACACGGTTTACCTCTTCCACATCATCTAAAAATGTCCGGACCTTATCGGCTATTCTGAAATTGAATGTCGCCCTTTCCCGCGGGGAGAGCGTGTCGTAGTTTTCGAACCGTTTAATTTGTTCTCTTACCAGGAACATAGGATTATGATATGCCTTGCATAGTTGATAAGGCTTTCTATGTATTACATCCCAGATGCAACAAAACGAAAGTTTACATCTAACGAATAGTAACCTATTTATGCGATGCCCGCCCTGTGGGGTAGGTGCGGAAATATAACAGAGATTTGGCTCTGAGAATTTCCGAAGACCAGCGGGAATTTTTAGAGCGTTATGCCGAGGCCAACAGGCTGCGGTTCTGCGAGGGCGTTCGGGCGATCATCGATGCCGCGATGGAAAAACGAGGCTTTCAGCTAGAATTGGTCGAAGATGAGGTGTCAGTCGATGGATAAAGATGAGTTAAAGGATTATAAACCTCACCATCATAATGGTTATGAGCAACTTGCACCGATTACTGGAAAAGAGATATTCTACGCGGTTCTATCGCAGAGGTCCGAAGTCGCGCGGCATGTTGACGGAATGTTTAGCGTCGAGACCCCCGAGTTTATGCTATTTTTCGACAAGGATTTCGACAAACTTTACGATCTCATCAACCGGGGATGTGAATTAGGAACCGCCGAGGGAATCACCGTCGCACATCCCGATGGCCGAGGAGTCGTCGCTGGGATATTCAAGCGCCGCATCCCAGATGAAAATGATAACGCGGCTGTTGTGGAGCTTGTCTCGGGAATCGTGATGGCCCTTGCACTTGTCCTCGATATTCCAGAATTGCAGAAGGAGAGGAGGAAGGTCCAGAATCAGCTCGATGAGTTCCGCGCCGGGATGACCGGCTACGACTCCAGGACGGGATACGTATGAGATTTCCGCATCGTTTCTGGAGTGAGGTTTACTTTCGCCCCGGAATTGGCGAAAAATTAAGAAACATCAGGCCAGAGTGGTGGAGATGAATGCCCCGGAGGACTGAGTTGAATATCAGGAGTTGCGCGCCGTGGCTGGTTGGTACCCCGTGCACGGCGCGCGCGACAACCCCACGAAGAGGTGTCAGGTCATGATTAGTTCTCATGGAATTAAACCCTTCCTTCCTTTTTGTGTTAAATTTAATCGTGCATTTCCACAAAAGGATAGAAATGCAGAGCTGGAACACGAAATAGCTCAGCGTATCGAGCGAAATCACGGGCGGGAGACGTGGTGGTGATGGAAGCTCAAATTCTCCCTCCGTGGACGGAGGCAACTGGCAGACTCCACCGCCTCGACAGCGACGAGGGCCTCCCGGCGGCCACGATCGGGCCTGTGAGGATCTGCTTACCTCCTGAGCTTGTGGAGACGCTAAGGCCGCATGTGGGCGAGAGAATCGGCGTCCTGAGAACCGACGACATCGCCCGGCCGTATCGAGTCCGCTTTTGCGGGAGGTGATCGGGACGGCCGAGATGACCTCTCCTAAACCCGTTGCGCTGAAGGTTTGGCCACGGAATATTCCCCAGGCGATAAAAGAGGTCGACGGGTGGGTTCTGTGGCGGTGGTGGTGGAGTCCAAAGTCTCAGAAATGGACCAAACCACCCTACAACGTCGACGGCGTGAAGATCGACGAGGGAAACCCCGAGAACTGGATGGACTATTCGACGGTTCTACAGGCCTACCGCAAGGGAGATTTTGACGGCATCGGCTTTTCACTTGACGCTTTGGATGGACTGGCAGGAGTCGATCTAGACCACTGCGTTAAGGAGGGTGATATCGAGCCCTGGGCGCTGGAGATCGTCGAAGAGATGGGATCGTATGCAGAGATCTCACCAAGTGGGAGGGGGCTCAGGGTTCTGGGATATGGGAAACTCCGGAGGAAGGGGCGAAAGAAGGGCGATATCGAAATGTACACGGGTGGGCGGTATCTCACCATCACGGGCCACAGGCTCGACGGTGTTTTCCCTAATATCCAGAACTTTGACGAGGCCCTTGATAAGGTCCACTGGAGGGTATGGCCGACTCCCCCGGAGGTGACCGCTCCCCGAGCACCCCAGAGGGGGAGGGAGGAGGATCTCGCCGAACGGTTCCAAGCCCTCTTGGACGACGACCCGACATTCAAGGAGCGGTTCCAGACCCCAGCGACGGTGGGTGATCGAAGCGATAACGAATTTTTCTTATGCGCGAAGCTGTGGGAGGAAGGCTTTTCAGAAGACGAGATCCGTATTCTAATGGACTCCTCTCCCCAGAGTAAATGGAACGACAGAGGAGAGGATTACAGAGAGAACACCCTTCAGAACGCGATAAGCTCGGCTGGTGCTCCTAATCCTCGTATGACAAGGCCCGCCTCGATGAGGACGATCTCCGAGGAAGAGCTCGCAGCCATGAAGATGGACAACGGCCCAAAATTCGAGCTTAACCTGCCTGGGAACCACTATCTAACCCGCTATATCGCATACGGGCGAGACGTATCGGACGCCTACCCCGATTACTGGCTCGCTGGGGGGCTCTATCAACTGGCGGTGATCGCCGATAAGAAGATATGGGTCAAGCTGAGGCAGGGGCCGGTTTATCCTAACCTCTACATCTTCATGGCCGGAAGATCGAGCCTAAGCCGCAAAAGTACCGTCGTCGACGTCTCCGAGTCCCTCCTAAACGACCACGGGCCGGGGACGGCTATCAATGCAGTCCCGACGGAGTTCTCACCGGAAGCCTTCATCGAGCACCTCGACGAGTGCCCCCATGCCCCATGGGTCCGAGACGAGGCCGCCGGGGTCCTGTCGACCATGAGACGGGACTACATGCGAGGGTTCAAAGATTCTCTGATGCAGTTGTACGATTGCCGACCCATCCACCGGAAGCTGAGAACGAACCAGCGTAAGAAGGCGAAGACCGAGTTTATCGTCGACGACCCTTATCTCAATGTCCTGTGGGCGACGACCGATTCGTCATTAGCGGCTAACACCGAGATCAACGACACCCTCAGCGGCTTCATGGCGAGGTTCATCTATCACTTTCCGAGGAGGCAAAAAGAGCGATGGCTCCCCCTCGAAGAGGGTGATGCGATGAACTCCGAGCTGGAGCTCGTCGTCCGGGGCCAGTTGACAGCCATGTCGAAAACCGTCGCCGGGATGGTGAGACAACAACTCAAATTCAGCCCGGAGGCGGCTGAGTACTGGACTCGATGGCAGCAGCAGAGGGCGACGGAGATCGAGAAGAGGGACGACGCCAACGAGATGCAGATACACAGCAGGCTTGTCCCGTTAGTGGCTAAACTGGCGATGCTCTTCGAGCTTGGATCTTCCGACTTCGATCCGGGATGGAGACAACCTATCCGGCTTGAGTACGTCGTCGAAGCCTGTCGGCTTGTGGACGAGTACTATCAGCCCATGGCCATGGCCGTCTATGACATGGTTGGCCGGGACCTGGAGAAGAACGTTATCGATCGGATCATAGCGTTTTTGAAGAGACACGGTGGAGTCTCTACAAAGCGGGAGATATCCCGACATGTGAAGATCAAGGCGAAGGAGCTCCAGGAATATCTCGATACCATGGCCGGGGACGGCACCATCGAGTACTGTGAAATCAAGAACCCCAGGGGCGAAGCTACGATCAAGGTCGTTCTTAATGTCGGAACTGTATATAACGTCGATAAAGTCGATAAAGTCGATACTGTCACTCGTAACACTGGGAATCAAGAGGATGAACGTAACACTGAATCTGAAGATCATTCATCCTCTTGTGGGGAAGGTGTTACAGATAAGGACCGCAACCCAGGTGACAGTGAGGACACGGGGGACAAAAGTGACAGTTCCGACAGATCGACAGTATGCCCGCCCACACCCCAGAAGCCAAAAGCGGCAACGACTGCCGAAAGGACCGAGCCGCCGAGGATCTTCGGGAAGAGCCGAGCGTACTATCTCCAAGTCGGCGGAGGTCAGATCCCCACCATCCGGCAACTGATGGACGATATCCCCAGTGAGTGGACTGTCGAGAAGGCAAAGATGGCTATCCACCTCCTGGAGGAGAAGGGCGAGTCGAGGGGGTTCAATTGTCCTGATTAGGACAATTACCCCAAGTTATTTATATAATGATTGTCCTTATTGTACACGATGGCTAAAGGTGGTCCCGTTGGTGAAGATGAAGAGAAGGCGATCCTCGAAGCTCTGAAGGCGGGCCGATCCGTCCGAGACGTAGCCGACGAATTCGACAGAGCGACAGGGACCATATCTAACATAGCCGCACGAAATGAACTCGATTTGGGTGAACGTTCAGCAACGAAAAAGGCGGCTCTTATCAAGTCCTGTTACGCCGCCGAGGACAGGATCAAGCTGATAGGCGAGGCCCTGAACAAAGGCAGGGAGCTTCTGAAAGCCTGCGATAACCCCCGCGATTTTCAGTATTTGATGACCGGCTTTGCGATCGGTATCGATAAGCGGCGGCTGGAAGAGGGGCCGGGCCACGGCGACAAGTCGGGCGAGATCACGAAGCTTTTTGAAAAGATGGAATCCGACGAGGCCGAGGACGGGGCGATCGTGGGGGCGGATTCTGGCGGCGATAATCCAGGTGATGATAATTGACTAGCTATCAAATCCCTGTCGGCAAACAGCGCGACTTCTGCCTTCATTCTGACGCTGGAGTGAATCTAGCCTATGGTGCGATACGTAGCGCAAAAACTGTCGGAGTTAATACCCGTTGGCTCAAGGCGATCCATGAAGCCGACGAGAACACGAACCTGCTGATGGTAGGTAAGACTCTCGGGGCCTTGGAGCGCAATGTCCTGGTCCCCCTCGCCCGGATGGTGGGGCCGTCAAACTTCCTCTATAAGCGATCCCTCAAGCGGGTTTGGATCTATGGCCGCGAATGCTGGTGCGAAGGGGCCAACGACGCCAGCGCCTATCAGAAGATCGAAGGCGAGACCCTGCAGAAGGCCTACGTCGATGAGGGGTCCCTTTGTCATCAGAGCTTCTGGGATATGCTGATCACCAGGCTCTCCGAGGACGGCTCTGAGCTTTTCGCCACGTCGAACCCCGGCCCGCCTACTCACTACCTTAAGAAGAGATGGATCGACCGAGAGGGCGAGATCGACCTCAAGAGCTGGCATTTCACTCTTGACGATAACCCCTGGATATCGGACGCATACAAAGAGGAGCTGAAGAGACGGTATGCCCCCGAGACCTCGATGTTCTATCAGAGGTTCATCAAGGGCCTGTGGGTGAGCGATGAGGGGGCGGTCTTCAAGAACTTCGACCCGTCCATTCACTGCATCCCGGCTATGCCAGATGGAAGGCTGGATGAGCTGAGGGTGGCCGTGGATGTGGGCGCGACGCATCCCAGCGGCTTCCTGAAGGCTTACAGGATCGGCCAGGACTGGTATGTCGCCGGAGAGTACAGGAAGGCCGATAAGACCCCTGTGGCCCTCTCCCAGGACCTCAAGAGGTTCGTGGGGGGCCAATTCGCATCTTCTATCGATGTGGACCCCAGCGCCAAATCTCACCGCCTCCAGTTCATGGCCGACGGGATCAGCCCGATAACCCCGGCTGATAATGACGTTTTGAATAGTATTCAAAGAATAATTAACGCCCTTGAGATGGGGTGGCTACATTTCGTAGGCCCGGCAACTCCGATGTTACAGGAAGAAATGACGGCCTATCGATGGGATGACCGGGCGACCGAGAGAGGCGAGGACAAGCCGATCAAAGAAAATGACGATCTGATCGATTGCCTTCGCTACCTGGTCAACAGGATCGCCAAAAGCCGCCGGGGTGTTGAAACGAGGAGATCAGGATCATGACCGTATTCACCACGTTAGATTTTCTGAAGCCCGGCGCGAAGTGGCCGCCGGATAAAGACCGGCTGGCTCGATATGCAAAGAACCGGCTGCTGATGGAGGGAGACCACGATCTCGTCTTCGCTGGACTGAATGAGGACGACGCCCCCCGGATCATCAAGATGAGGGTCAACTGGTTCAAGCGGATCATGACCCTATTTGCCGACCTGGCTGTGGGGAACCCTCCGGCGATCAGAGCCGACAAGGATCAGCAGGCGGGGCTAGATCGGATCGTCGAAGGAAACGGCCTCCATCAGGTCGTCTACGACCTCTTCACCGACCTGATAGCCTTCGGCGACGGCGTCCTTAAGGTCCGATGGGATGGACGGCGGGGCATCATATCGAGGATCGACCCCCGGCTCTGGTTCCCGGTGGTGGACCCTGACGACGTCGGGACCTTCAAGGCTCACGTCCTGGCATGGGATGTGACCCAGGGCGATGACAAGTACGTCAAGGTGGAGGTCCACAAGCCCGGCGCCATCGAGCACAAGCTCTTGAAGCTCACCTCCGACGGCAAAGAGATCAAAGGACCCGTTCCCCTCGCCACCATCGAGCGGTACGCCAACCTGAAAGAGGAGGAGGAGACGGGCGTCCCTGGCTTCCTGGTGGTTCATTTCTCCAACCTGAAGGCAGGGGACGGGGTCTTCGGGCTGGACGACTTCAAAGACATCTCCGACCTTGTGGAGGAGATCGAAAGGAGGCTGATCAAGGTCTCGGGGACCCTGGACACCTTCGCCGATCCCTGGATGTGCGGGCCGTCGGGGCTCAGAGTGCGAGACCCGATCACAGGCGAGATCGTGTGGGCTTCCGATGAGAAGTACATCGCCCTGAACGAGGGCGAGTCCCCGCCGGAGATCCTGGTCTGGGATGCTCAGATGGGCGCCACCTTCACTCAGATTGAGACTCTCCTTTCCCAGCTCTACGTCATGGCCGAGCTGTCGCCGGCGGCCTTCGGCGAGACCAAGAACGGCCTGGCTGAGTCGGGAAGCGCCCTCAAGAGGCTTATGCTCCCCACGCTGGCAAAGGTCAACCGGCTGAGGCTGAGGATCAAGCCGAAGCTGATCGAGGTCCTCAAGACCACAGCAGAACTCGAGGTTGCGTCCCGGATGAGTGGAGCCGAGACGCTCACCAACCTCTCCCTGGAGTGGCGGTCCAACCTCCCTATCGACCCTGTGGAGGCGGCGAAGGTGGAGGCCACAAGACGCGGGGCAATGGCGACCTCGGTCAGGGGAAGCCTATCCCGGCTGGACCCCGACGCCACCGAAGAGGACCTGGACGCCGAGGAGGCGAGGATCAAAGATGAGGAGATGAGGGGGCTCTGAGCCCTGCCTCTGATAATGTTACCTAACATATTTATAATGCAAGGGCGCATACATATGAGATAGGAGGTCTAATATTGAAAATAGTTCTTGCATCGATATTGTGTTTGTGTTTTGCGAGCCAAGTTGCACTTGGAGTATCGGATGGTGATCAAGAATGGATAACTCTTGCAACAGTAGCATCCGCGTTTTTGGTCCAAGATATGGAAGATATAACCGCGGCATCTGAATCCTTCGATTTTAATGCATTGAGTGACGGTTTTGCATCATTGTATGGTCATGCAACCGAAGCGAAAAAATTGAATGATGAATCCTCCGTTTCATCTGCATTCAGAACGTCTAAACAAGAATTTGGCTACGCGCTGGATGATTTTGCAAACGCGGGTTTGTACGGCTATATGGGTGTAGATGAGATGGATGCTGACAAGATTACTTTGGCATGCCAGTACGTTACAAGCGGATCAGAGCATTTGACTAAAGCTACGAACGCTCTTCCTCAGTAATTTTTACTCTTTAAAATCCAGGAGCGCCTTCGGTTAGCTTGAGCTTCGCGCTAACTGATCTTTTGTAGAAATTTGTTTTTGATCCTCTTCTCTCTTAGATGGACCTAATTACATTATTTCACAAAAAGGACAAACATTTATATAGTATGCCTTATCTATTATACATATAGGCAAACGAAGGCCGTGAACTTCGGAGATTCAAACCCATGACCGATGATGAAAAGAAATTCACTCAGGCAGATGTGGACCGGATAGTCCAGGAGCGGGTCAACCGCGAGAAGGCGAAATTCGCCGATTATGACGAGATAAAGGCTGAAAATGCCGATCTCAAAGCGAAGCTGGCGGAGCACGAATCCAAGACCCTGGACTCTCTGAAAGCGAAGATCGTCACCGATCTGAAGCTCCCCCCATCCCTGGCGGGACGCCTCCAGGGTACAACCGAGGCGGAGCTGAAAGCCGACGGCGAGAAGCTGCTGAAAGAGATCGGGCCAAAAGAGCCTGTGGGCGGCGCTGGCAATCCGACGGGCGAGGCGAAGAAACCCCTAACCCGTGAGGCCGTGAAGGCCATGAAGCCAGACGAAATCATCGCCAACATGGACCAGATCAAGGCCCAAATGAAAGAGGGCACTTTGAGGTAAGACAGATGGCAATCACGAATTTCATAGGCGAGGTTTGGGCCGCCCAAATCCTCCAGAGTCTCCAGAAGAGCCTTGTATATGGCCAGGCTGGAGTCATAAACATGGATTATGAGGGCGACGTGAAGGGCAAAGGCGACACGGTGAGGATTACCGCCCACGGCCCGATAACGATCGACAACTACAACAAGGTCACCGGGATCGGCGACCCCGAGGAGCTGGACGACGCCAGCACCACGCTGGAGATCACTCAAGCGAAGTACTTCAACTTCAGGATCGAGGACATCGACAAGGCCCAGATGAACGTGAAGCTGATGGAGAGCGCCACCAGAGACGCGGCCTACCAGCTCGCCGACGTCGCCGATCAGTACATAGTCGCCCGGATGGTAGCGGGTGCCGGTAACGCTGTGGGCGCCGACGGGTCCGACAAGATTTTCGACGGCACAACCGACCTTGTAACCGAGGAGCTTCTTGAAGTCAAGGTCAAGCTCGACGAGGCCAACGTCCCCACCGAGGGCCGGTTTGTCGTCGTTCCTCCGTGGGTGGTGAAGTGGCTTCTCCAGGAGGACGCGATCGTCAACCCGACCTGGTCCGGGGTCGAGGGCGTGATGCTGAACGGCGAGATCGCGAAGCTGTTCGGCTTCAGGATCCTTCAGTCCAACAATGTCCCCAACACCGCAGGCGACCACTACAAGGTCGTGGCCGGCGTGGCGAGGGCGACCACCTTCGCCGACTCCGTGAACGAGACCGAGGCTTACAGGCCTGACAAGTTCTTCGCCGACGCCCTTCGGGGCCTTCACTGCTACGGCGCGAAGGTCATCGATCCGAGCTGCCTGTGCGTTCTGACTTGTGCTCCGAGCTGAGGTGGTGAATCATGGGAAGATC